GTTTGGAATAAGATGCGAAACTTATGGTGATCAAGTGTATGACTTGGAGTAGTATAGAAGCCACATCCAAATGTTTCATAACAACTATGTTCAAATAGATCAATGATAGTCATACCATCATCTATATCTACCATAAACAGTTGGCGTGATTGGAAGTTTGAACAACCTCGTACATCGCCTGTTAATTCCGAACTGGATGCGTAACCGTCTACTGTGATCAGGTCAAAGATGTCTTCAATCGTGGCATCTATATTTGTCCAACCGTTGAACGGAAACTTCTCTGTTGAGTCCTTCTTCCATTTGCCTTTAATTTGTGGATGGATCGCAAGTTTCATTATACAGTCTCCTTCTTAACTAGGAATGCTTTAATGGCAGCAATCTCATTGTATGTGCCGTTTTTGTGAGGGTCTTCATCTAGTGGTTGCAGAATCCAGCAAATCATCTCAAATTTGTCTTTGGATTTTACCATCAATTCTTCCCACTCTTTCTTGCTTTGATTCTTGACGATGCGTTTCTTATTGTTCTCCAAATAATCAATCATAGTCTCCATCACTCCTTCTATTGTTAGTCCTTCGTTAAGGACAGCCTCTAGCATTTCGGTTACTTCCTGTGGTACTGGCATATCGTTAATGTTCATTTTTTATTCCTTTTAATTAATTCTGCCATTGCGGCTTTTTCTTCAATTATTGCATCTTCCTGTCTGTCATAATCAAACCCTATAATCTTCCAGTTTTCAATTACTCCTTCAAGTCTTTTAATTTCTCTCTTGTGCTTCTTGATCTGTGTTAGACGCTCTTGTCTATTTCTCTCTTGTGTTTCATCTGCGACAGAGGCAAATAGTGCTGCATTGCGACTAGGTAAGCCTCTATTGTAATCAATCTTGTTCTTTCGTTTAGTAAGCCATTTCTTTACTTCTTTGGGGCTACCTGATAACTGTCTATCCGCAAGCATTTCTTCTAAGAAGTCGCCTGCTTTCATATTAGTTAATGGTTTATCATCATAGAATATATGGTCTTTAATCTCATTCTCTCTGGCAATCTTTATGATCCAAGAGTATTCATCTGTTTTCTCATCCACTTCTATATCGGTCGTAAGAACATCTAGGGTCCAATGTACGCCCCAAGAGTCAAGATCTCGTATAAATCTATACTTGTATGTATTATATTCACTATGGTTAGGATTGCGTGAGTTGGTACTGTGTTCTTTATACCGTCTGGTTATATCCGATGTGCAACCTACATAGAATTGTATGGTTTCATCGCCGCGTGCTGTAAGCACATATACTGTTTTCATTAAGTTTCTCCCTTATACATTTATTTATCAATATATAAGCAATTATAGCACGGTTTTCGGCTAAAATCAAGTGGCTGCTTAGAACATTTAGTTATAAGCAAACAACAAAATCGGATCCAAAAAAAAGCCCCAGGAAGGGGCTAATAATTAATTAAAGGAAGTAAATTATTATATACTGGTAGTTTATGGGGCAAATGCCTTGTAATCACGATTCGCGATGAGTCGTGCGGAGTAGCCTAATGAAAGAGACTATTGATACTCTACCAGTAATTGTATTTAGCAGAATGAAATAACTGCTAGTCAACATACTTAGTATAACTCAGGCTACCTGTTTTGTCAAGTTATTTGTGTGTTCAGTTGACCACTTCCAAAACTTACTATAAGATATATCTAGTGCAATTGCACCTTGTTGAATTGAAACATTTGGATCGTCGTATAATTCAACAAATCTGTCAAATGCATCTTCAAATGTAATCTTATTGGTTTTCTTTGGCGCTGATCGCTTATATCTTGCTCTCGGCGAGGTGAATGGCAAGTGATTTGGATTAATCCATCTGCCAACTACGCCCTGACTCTCGCCCAAGAGACTTCTCCCTTGTCACAAGTGTAGACAAGAACTGTGTTATTCAGTTCATTCTCCACATCATATATGATTCCTGTGTGTCTGCCATTTGGTAGTGATTTTTTATCAAAATCTTTAATTAACCAAATATATGCGACATTTTTAATTCCGAATTCCATGTTGAATTCTTGTAATTTATTACTGACTTGTTCTTTGATCTGTTGTGATCTCATTGATAGTCCTTGTTTATACTAATTCAATACTAGGTGTGTACTCTACTGCGCTAACGGCAATAGTATTAGACCCAGTCAATTCCATTCCATTCACTCTGAATTTCTTGTTGGTCCAACCGAAGTTTGGCAAATCCATCTCTATAATGCTACCTGCTTCAACTTTCAACAGTACGTGTGCTGCTTCAAAACTGATAGACATACCTAAACGACTTGAATCCATGATATAGGTAGCCATCTCTGATACGAGTGTAGGGTCACTAATCAAGTCAAAATCAACAGTAGTTTCCAATATAGATCCACTGTCTTGGGTAAGATAAGTTGAACTCTCTATTACAACGAGATCATCATTGTAGTCAGTTCCTACAGTTGGGTTTCTGTAGTTTGCAGTTATCTTGTTAAACTTAGTTGCTTTCTCTGGCATCGTAACAGTCACGGCAGTGAGTATGTGTTCTGTTTTTACCACCATTGCTGTTGTTTCGTTTGCGTTCTTTATTATAAGACTATATTTACCTGCACGGAATGCAAGCACGCCATTACAGTTCTCTAAAATCTCACCTATATTATTATATATCAATTGATCTGTTGATAACATACCATTTATCTTAAACTTAGGCGCTGCAAGAATACGGGCTGCTTTAAAAGACACTAAATCTATGTCTTGCCCTGCTGAATAGTTACCGCTCTGGTCGTGATCAATACCTTTACCGTATCGTCTATTTGTCATATAATCGTACAACACATCAACTGGATTAGCATCAGCGCCATTATATAATGTACCTTGTGAAGTTGCACCTTGTGATATATCCGATACTCGCTGCATCTTCTTACCTTCAATCGTTGCAGTAATAAGCGGAACACCACCTTTAAATACTTCTGGATCTGCTTTCAATTTAATTGCAAGATAAGAAACGCCTTGTAGTCTGTGATTGACTGTCCATTCAGCATCTTTTATAGAAGCCTGTAATGTAGTGTCAACTGTTTGACTGTCCGCGCCAGTATGATAACTAATATAACTGTTATTTAATGCTGCTGCATAATCGCCTTTCCAGCCTGACATTGTCCCACTTGTTATAGTGCCGCCATCTGCTATGTCCCAAACAACTTCATCATTAAACCATAACTGTTTTATATCGCCAATCTCACCCTCACATAATGTCAGTGCCATGTTAAGATATTCTGTACCTACTGCACTTGCACCATCTGATGTGTTGATATACGGACGAACACCGCCTACTCTTGTTTTACCATATACAAGTGGTATAGATTCGTTGTTGCTGTTCTTATTGACCATAATGGACTGTGAACCGGAACCACGCGCTTTATTGCGTTTCTTCTCCATCACAGAACTGATTGCGTATGATAACACCATTCGTACAATGAACTGCCCAACCACGCCAATTGCTGCCCATGCTGCTGCTATGAAACCCATATTAGCGTCTCCACACCGAATCGTGATCAATGAGCGAGGTTTCAATGCCGATTAATCCGCGCTCCTCATCCATCGTGTACAATGCGTTATTGAAGTAAACAAATGCTTGGTCTAATATCTTATGATTAACAACAACAATATCACCGTCTTTAAGAGGAGGCTTCTTTGCTTTCAATTTCTTATATGAGTTATTCATCAACCAAGATTCTAGTTTGACGAAGTTCTTATAAAATCTAACCGCTGAATGCTTGTCATTATACTTTCTATATATTGATTCTGATTTGGTTGTGTCAAAGCGTGCGTCATGTAAAGCAATGCCGAACATCATACAGTCTGTTTCACCCCATATATGTTCTACGTGCGACCATCTCGCAATGAATTGTGCTATTGTGATTGTTGTGTCTATCATTCTGGTTTTTTCCATTCTATTTGTTTTTGTATCTCTTTGCTGAATTCAAAGCCCAAATCTGTTGGGAAATACGATTGCTGACTTGCAGTATTTGTGTGTCTGCCAGTCATACGCGAGAAGTTAGCCCAGTGATTGCTAGTAGATATTGCAACACCTGCACCAGTTCCAATGCCGTCTGATACCGCTGCTGCATCAATATAACCAGTATATACTTGAACACTGTCAACATACACATCGTGTTCATAATAAGCACGATGTATGGTTACTGGTTTATCTGTGTAGTCCACTGCTAATATCTCTTGCATAAACGGAAGAGCATCATTGTCAAGATGAGCAATACCACTTATGGTAATGCCCAACTTTTGTATTTGAAACCCGATATCTTCTGTTATATCATCAATACGCAATAAAGCGCCAGCAGACAGGTAAGTCTGTCCACCGTAATTAACATCCCAAGGAGCGTTCGTAAGATGATAACCATTATTAACACCGATATAAACAAGTTCATAATACTGAACAACATTTTTACTAGTAGTGGCAATTAAGCCACCACTCATATCTCTATTTGCCATTAACCCCATTCTCCTAATTCAAATCCTACGTTCACATTAAATAAACCATATGTATCAACAGAATATGTGAACTCATCGCTGTCAAGTGTCACTACGTAGTGGTAATTGTCTGTGGCAATGCGTTGACCATTAGTCTTGTTAGCGCCTAATGCGAAAGCGATTCTAACTTCTGCTTCACCATAAACGTTTGCGTCTACTGTATTTAACACAGTTGACAGGCTACCATTATCTGAGTTAGTGCGAATGATCTGACCTTTCTTGAATACTTCAGATTCATTGCTTTCAAAACCACCGAACTTCATTATTGTTTCACCAGCAGTATAAGGTTCTATTAGTCTAGGCGCAGTGGTTGACTTGATATTCTCAAAGTCCAAAACCTTATTACCCCATTGACTGGTAACTAGGAAGAATGGAGTTGCTTGACCACGTGCTGCTTGTGCATCTGCTTGCAATATCTGAAACTCTGCTTTAGTTAGATTGGTATATGATACGCTAAGTTTCCAGCGAGTGAATCCAGCAGACCTAACATACTTCTTACCATTCTGTGACATATTTGTCGTGCTTGGTGTGTTGTAAGTTATTTCAGCAGTGGTAGGTATAATATACTTACCAAACTCTTTTGCACCATTATATCCGTTTGTAGTCCATTGATCAGCAGTGTCAAACACATCTTCTTGTGCAGCCGGAGAGAGCGCAGGAGGGGTATATGTATCGGGTAGACTAAAGATATCCATTGCGATGTCTTTTGGTTCGTCAAATCCAATCAAAGGAGAATTCAACGTAGCGCCAGTTAATCTACCATTAGCATCAGTAGTCAATGTGATATCTGGTGCGCTAGGATAATAAGTGAATTTTGTTTTACCATTAGTGTTGCGATAGACGAGAGAATCAATTTCTGCGCCAGGTTCTAATCCAGTAGAAGTCAAGTATTGATATTGCGTATTGCCAGGAATGGTAAGATCAATTGATGTTAATGAATATGTGTCTGGGCTATCAAGGAATGCTTGACCAGCAGTTGCTACAACTGGATTAACAGATGCATACACCCATGCTGGTGTTGCGTCAATTTCTAAGATATTTCCAGTAGTTGAACTAATGAAATTCAATGTTGATTGGTCCCATGGTCCCTGTGAAGTGAAATCTTCTTCAACATAACCAGTTGTTATTGAGTCATTGCTATACAGAACAGTATGAAGATCCAAAGTTGGTGAAATCAATCTACCATTATCAACTGCGCCAATACGACTAATATCACCAGAATCTGAGTAACGTAATAAAGGCGTGTTGCTCACAACAAATGGAACGTTTGGTATTAGTGTCGCTTGCCAGTCTTTCACAATATATTCACTTTCCATATCGTATGGACTATATTGCGACCCATTTACATCATCAGCATATTGAAAATCAATTGTTTGAGTGTAATCAACTAAGAAGTCTGATGTTCTGTCATCGGTGATATCATGTAGATAGAAGTTCTTAAACATAGTGTTACCCATCCCAGTTCGTGCATCAGTTGCACCATCAACATATACCATATTATTACTTGCAATATGACCGCCAGAAACAACATATGATTTAGAATTATAGATGACACGCATTCCCGCTTTTAGTTTAGCATACAATGGGTTTGCGACAAATGTTGCGTCAATTGCACTGACTGACACTGGCAATATTATAGTGTTAGTGTATGGGTTTCCGTTGATTAGGTAATTATCTTTAAATTCAACTTTGTTTTCATTAGCATTTGGCGCTTCAATCTTGAAAGAGGCATCAAATGTGAAATTGTAATTATCTGGAACTCTAAATCCTACTGCTATTCCATCAAGTGTCTCGTTAATAGGCCACACAAAGTTCGTGATGTCTTCGGTTGGTAGATCTTCACTAAATTCATATGTCAATAATTGTCCATTTGTCTTTAGCCAAAACGGTCCAAACTGTGCAGGGATATCTGACATTTCTTCATCAGAATATAGTTGGAAATAATATCTTCCTTCAACTGCATCATGATAACGAAATTGCATATATCCATGATCTGTATATATAGTTGATAATGTGTTTTGTTCACCAGTAGGATTAGGAGTAGTCGCTAATATATCTTGAAATAGGGTGCCACCTTCGCTCGTATCTTCACAGTAAAACCCATAACGACCAGTGGAGCCGCCATTAATATAGACAGATTGAGATACAAAAGTATAGTCAGACTCAGCAGCAGATGGGTCAGAATTATCATAAGCATATAATACATCACCATTAAGTGTTAGTCCACTGTCAGTGATCGTCTGGTCGCTGATATCACCACCATCCCACTGTTTATTGCCAATAAACGACCCATTAGGTGTTCCTGTGAAATAACCCCTGTATGCGTATGTTGCTAAATTATGTAAACCACTGTCGTCTAATATAGGAGTATTCTTATTATATGATTTTAAATATGTAGGATCGTAACGACCATCCATCGTCATCAAATAGTCAGACCAATCAGACACTAAATTAGTTTTTGCTTGATCTGTGTAGATTCTATAATTATCACCAGACTCCAATTCAGCATATAATATGTCTCTTGCCACAATGCCGTCTCCAGATGACAATAAGAATGTTGGATTATCTTCAAATGTTAATGGTCTTGGACCATCATTTGGTTGCTGTTTTCCATCAGTATTAGCCCAATCAGTAATCTCAACAGTATTCTGTCCGTGGTTTATATTCATTGCAAATGTGTCACACTTACGAGCGAACTCAGGGTAGGTTGACACGTCAGTTAACCAATCTTCAAGCGTGTGATAGTCTGCAGGATCGGTGCTATCAACACTAGACACATAATAAGTCTTACTAGTAGGAGTAACAGGATGAAGATAATATGGTCTTACATTAGTATTAGTATATCTAGCATCGTAGGGACCCGCATTATAGTTACCCTGCTCCCATCGTGCAAGTGATGATGCTTGCGGAAGTTGTGGATAAGACAATATCATTGGACTAGTCATACTATCTGGAATAATAACACTTTGGATTGAGCCAGTTGTATCATTGCCATTGCCTACATGCTCATCTGTATTAAATCCAATTAAATCACCTGCTGCATCTCTGAGATTAAATGTGGTAGATGTTGCACCATCAACAGTGCCCATAGTTCCGTTGTATTCTGTCATTGCTCCGTCAAACAAAGATAGATTGACACTCATTCCGTCTACTAGATTATTTGCGCCAGTGAACACAGACGGTTGAGTGATAGTTGCGTCTGTTACTGTTGATTTACCTAAGTCAACAACCCTATATTCTGTTGTTCCTGCTGCATCAGTTGTGAACTTTAGTCCTTGAGAGGAATCTACTTTAGCATACACGTCCAATCCATTAAACACAGACCATGATCCATTAAGACCACTAAGAGTTACCGGCATACCATTAGACATATTATGTGGTGACGCAGTTCCTAACACATATTCATTTGAAGACACAACAGTTGCTTCTTTCAGATCATATAATGATACTATCTGTGTTAAACCAGCATCAACTGACAATCTAAATATATTGGCGTCTGTATATTGAACATAATACTGATTGCCGTTAACAACAGAAAAGTCGCCGTCAAACGCACTTGTTGTGATTATCTGTCCCTGAGTTAGTCCATGATTCGCTGCGTAGAAGTGTCCGAGTATATCGCTCCATATCACGGTTGCCGTGATGTCATTGTGTTGCTGTGTAGTAACACTACCTGTCAACAATGGATACGTATACATGTCATTTATTGTGATATTAACATCACCAACCTTCCAGGGATATCCTGTGCTAGTGTTATCATAGTAGTTCTCACTGAACTTTGAGATGTTGCTCATCAATTCACTGACTGTATCAGTTGGTGCAGTTCCATCCCATGCTTTATAGTTGCCATCTTTCAGGTCTTTTATTCGTTTTTGAAATCCAACAGTATCATCTCCTACATAGAGTGGATCTATGTAAGAGGTTCCTGCGTTATTTGGATATGTAAATATTGCTTTCATTAATTATATATTCCTTGCTTACCGCGCTTGTTGTATGCATTATGTATAATGCCTTCAATCTCGCGTTTGTTATCTAGCAGGAACTGTGTTCCCGATTGTGTGTCTATTGCATTGATATTTATGACTACTGGAGCACCGCCACCTGAGCCAACACTATCTTCATGACTTGTGATTCTTGCTGGACCACTAATTAACTCAGCGCCTGCTTCACCAGCAATACCTACCTTTCCTGCTGGTAGATAACCACCATCCGCGAAGAAACCACCGAATAGACTACCTAGTCCACCACCACCACCGAATAAGCCACCGATCATATCAAATAATCCACCGCCACCGCCGCCGCCAAACATGCCGCCGATACTGCCCATAAGACCACTTAGAGTGTTGCCTAATCCACTGAATAATCCACCCATACCACTAGACATATTGTTAAATAATCCAGTAAGGCTGTTACCTAATCCACCGATTAACGAGTTCATAGTGCCTGCAAGATTGTTTGCACCACCAGTTGCTTCTGGACCGCTGAATATTTCACCCATCCATTTACCCATCTGGTCAACCATTGGCTTCATAAGGTGCTTTTCAATGACATCTGTTAGCATCTTGTTAGCCCAGTTTTTAAGGTAGTCACCGAATGTACTAAATACACTCTTTCCTGACATAACACCTTCTGCCATGCTTTGAGCCATGCCTTGTGACATATCTTCCCACGCTGCCTTGATCTTATTAGCATTACTATTAGCAGTTGCTTGAACTTGCTTTTGAACAGCATTACTATACGATAACCATCTATGTGTTTCATCAATTTTAGCATTTGCCAATTTCTTGGCTGCTTTTATTTCTGATCTGTTGATTGACTTCTTCAATGCCCATTGCTTTTTAAGTAACGCATCTGCATAATCTGCTGCTGTCTTCAACTCACCTGCTTCTGTTTGTCTAAGTGCGTTTTTCATTGCAAACTGCTTTTTATATAAAGCATCTGCATATGCTATGTTTTGCTTTGTTGCTTCCTTCGCTGCCTTAGATGCTGCTTCGGCTGCTTCGGCTGCTTTATTTGCTGTTGGATCTGCTGCTGTTTCTGCAACTGGTCCTAATGCACCTGGATGTCCTAGTTTTGCTGGACCGCCAACTGCTGCAAGATTAAGTGTTCTGACAAGTTTTTCTGCCTGTGTTATTGCAAACTCAGATGCCTGACCTATTCTGTCAACACTGTAGATTTCATCATAATTAACACCATCTAGTAGATCTTTATTGCCAGCGAATGCGTTCTTCCAACTATCTGCGAAAGAGAATGCGCTTTCTTTACCAAGAGTATCCCATGCATCTGTGAAATCACCAGACATTGCTTGCTTTATTGCTGTACCTATATTAGTGAATTTCTCAACAATAGCATTACCGAAATCAGTTGCGATTTGTAACATCGCCTTCATTGATTGTGCAAACCATCTAGGGAAATTCTTAAAGATCGCAACAACAGTCTGACCTAATGCAATCCAGTTGTTTATCTGGAAGTTAATGAATTTCTTAAACGCACCAGTGATTGATGTGAATACTTTCATTGCTGTACTGTCTTGGTCGTTCCACACATCTGAGAAGAAACTTGCGAAACTGTTCCAAGCACCACCTAGATATGTCACCATATCATTGAATCCTTCTTTGATCAACTGCCAAGAACCATTTACAAGACGACCCATATTAGTGGAAGTTTTGCCAATGGTGAACATGTCGCCTTTGAATAGTTCAAACAAACCTAACACTGCCATAATTGCAATGCCTACTGGTCCGCCCATACCTAACATTCTTGCAAACTTCAATAAAGGTCCAACAGTAAGGTTTACTAATACTTTACCCATTGTTCTAAGCATACCACCCAATGACTGGGACGCTTTGGTTGCAGATGACATTCTAGTTACTAAGTTTGTGAATGAACCAGCAAATCTCACTGCAATGAGTGCGATTGCAGCATTACGAATCAAGTCTATATTGTCTGCTAATATCTTTATGCCAGCAGCAGCGCCACGAACAGCCTCACCTAAGCCTACGCCTAGATCTTTAGCCATTTCTTTGTTCTTTTCAATCCACGCTGTCATCAAATCAACAGCGGCTTTTAATTCTGGTTTTAGACCTTCGCCAATTGCAATCTGTGTGGCATATACTGCACCATCTAGATTACTGAATGATTGATCTAAGGTCTTCATGTGGATGTTAGCAGCATCGCCAAACTTTCCACCTTCTTCACCTAATGCTTGTAGTTTTCTAACAAGATCTGCTGACGATTTAGCGATAATAGATTGTCCGTTACCGATGTCGGCTACGAACTGATCGTTTTCTTTACTGACTTTTATTCCGAACTCTTTTAGTCGTTCAAATTCACCAGTTAATGCGTCTGCAACTGCCTCACCCAATTGTGTCATTGTCTTACTGTTAGCAGCAGCAATGTTGGCGAAAGCGGTTAAACCTTTAGTAGATGTATCTAATCCACGAGACTGAAATAGCACGAATGCTTCTGTCAAGTCATTTAGATTTTGTGGTAGTTTCTTAGATAGATCAGTTAATCTAGCCATCTCTGAGTTTGCTTTTTTAGCAGATCCTAGATAGGTAGTTAATACTGTTGAGTATTTTTCAAAGGCACGATACTGATTAACAACACTTGTTAACATACGACCAGCGCCAAGAGCAGCCAAAGCGGTGCCGGCAAGACCTAAAGCCTTTGTGACACCTCCTGTTGATTTCTCTATTTGATTAAGACGCTTGTTTACATTTCCAAGTGTCTTGCCAGTTTTATCCTGGGCTTTAATGATAATATCATAATCTGCCATGTTACTTGTTCCTTTTGGCTAATTCGGACTTCTTTTTATGGTAAGAACCCCAAGTACGGAGTTCTATGGAACTCACATTATTCATTACCCATTCAACACTGGTGTGCATTTGCTCGGCGATCTGGAAGATAAAGAAGATCTCTTTATCTTCTATTATTTTCCCAAGTCGTCTTCGCTAACCTGCTCTCCATTCATTTCTGTTACGATACGCATAATAATAGTAGGATCAACTTCGTGCATAAGTGTTGTCTTGTCTGCACCCTTGAATACTCGTTTACCATCTGCATCTCGTGCTTTTGATATAAGTGATTCAACTAATGCTTCTACTAGTTTACCGTCTGAGTGGAGTTGAACAACTTTCTGCTCATCTGCGAAATTGCTAACCGACTTGAAGAATAATGTAGTTTCCCATTCAGGTACCTCTACTGATCTCATGTCATGTGATAATGCTTCTTTGAAGTGCTTTGTTGCTGAATTAATAACGCTCATCTTGCTTTCCTTGTTCGTTTTAGTGCAGGGCTAATCATGCCTGCGGGTGCTTGTCGGCTGCTGCCTTTTTCCAGTATATCTACATACGGGACTTTGTTTGCAAATAGCACAAATGTAGTGTCACCACCGTTTTGTCCTACTTGACCATTGTATTTATTAACCCATCCGCGTCCAGCACGACCTGAGTCAATTGGGGTTAAAGAGCGGATATTCCCAAAGAGTTTATCCGCGTATTTGTCAAAATCACGCCCAATCTCGGCGTGTAAACTTTTCATAGTTTGTTTGCTTTGATTGGGCATAAGTCTTATACTTCTGCTGCTCGTGCTAGTACGCCAGTTCCTTGTAAGGATACTGATGCAGTAACGTGAGACTCAGTT